ATCTGCCGAACCGTTTCGTGGCTGACGCCGGCCGCGTCGGCGATGGCCCGCAGCGACATCCCGGCGCCCCTCGCGTCCATGATCGCCTGCACGAGTTCCCGTTCGGCGGCCTCACAAGCCAGGCGGGCCTCGACGAGCGGGTTGGTGCCGGTCATCACTTGGCCTCCCAGCGGACGATGCGGCCGAGGCGCTCAAAGTTGAAGATCGCGCCGTCGTAAGAGAACGGGCCAGCCGAGGCGAGGCCGTCGCCGTAGTCGCAGTCCCAGCAGATCCACACGGCGGTACCGGCGGTGCGGATGCGGAGGTTCCAACCGATACGACGAACCTTGCCTTTGCCGGAGAAGATGTCCGGGTTGTCGTCCTGTGCGATCAGGTCGCGCAGTTCGTCGGTGTTGACCGGGGTGGCAACCTTGGCGGCTGCGCCGTAGGTCAGGGGCTTGGTGGTGGTGCTCGTTGTGTCCATGTCATCCATTTTGACAGCACTAGCGCCCCATGTCAACTCTTTAGACAGGATTTCTAACTATCCGTTGCAATGTCGCACCCGTGTGGCATGATTACCGTTACTGCGCCGCTCCTGCGCCGCCGGCCGTGCCGGCACCTGGGAACACCCGGTAACCAACCCACGACCTATCAGGAGTAAACCTATGAAGCTGCTCGACCAGCTGGTCGACGAACGCGCAGAGATCGGCACCTCAATGGCTGCCGTGTGCGACGCCGCCGCAGAAGAAACCCGCGACCTGTCCGAGACCGAGGAAAAGAATCTTTCGGATCTCCACACTCGCGCCGACACCCTCGATGTTCGCATCACCGAGCTGCGCGACATCCAGCTCGCTAACGCTGAGGCCGCGAAGATGCGCGCCGAGGTGACACCCACCCAGGACGCCGCAGACGCCTCAACCGAGGTTCGCGTCGGCGACGAGCCGTTGACGTACTCCCAGGAGTCGGGCCGATCATTCTTCCGCGACCTGTACGCCTCGCAGATGCATCACGACCCGTCAGCCCAGGGCCGCATCGCCCGCCACTCGTCCGAGATGGACGTCGAGCATCGTGCCGCCGGCACGACCGGCAACTTCGCCGGTCTGGTTGTACCGCAGTACCTGGTGCAGCTCGCCGCCGAGCTGGCACGCGCAGGCCGGCCGTTCGCCAACCTTTGCACGAACATGCCGCTACCGAACGACGGAATGACGCTGAACATCAGCAGGGTCACCACGGGTTCGTCGGCCGCCGTTCAGGCAACCGAAAACGCGACGGTGTCGGATACGACAATCGACGACACGCTGCTCACAGTCAACATTTCCACGGTTGCCGGCCAGCAGAACATCAGCCGGCAGGCGTTGGAGCGTGGAAGCGGCATCGACGCCCTCATTATGGCAGACCTCCAGTCAGCGATCGCTACGACGCTGGACCTGGGCTGCATCTACGGGGACGGCACCTCCGGCGCCCTGCTCGGGTTGAACAACATCACCGGCAAGAACGCCATTACCTACACCGACGGTTCGCCGACGGTCGCGGAGTTCTACCCGAAGCTGATGGATGCGATCCAGCAGATCAACTCCAACCGGTACGCCGGCCCGGACCTGATCATCATGCACCCGCGTCGCGCCGCCTGGCTCGCCGCCGGTGTCGACGGTCAGTCCCGCCCGATCGTGCTACCGCAGGCCAACGTCCCGCAGAACGCGATGGGCACCGGCCCGGTCGCCGGCTACGGCCTCAACGGCCTCCAGCTCGCCGGCATCCCCGTGGTCGCCGACGCGAACATCAGCACCACCGGCGGTGCCGGATCGAACGAGGATTCGGTGTTCGTCGTTCGACGCGCCGACATGCTGCTGTTCGAGTCCGCTGGGGCACCGAGCATGGTTCGCATGGACCAGACCGACGGCGGCAACCTCACCGTGAAGATGGTCGCGTACCAGTACGCAGCCGCGGTGTTCGGGCGCTACCCGGCCTCGATCAGCAAGGTGTCAGGCACCGGCCTGGTCGCACCGAGCTTCTAGGCCCTCCCACCAGGCTCCGCGTCTAGCTCCCCTAGCGCGCAGCAGGGTTCCTCCTGGGCGGTCGTTCCACCGGACGGCCGCCCGGGGGGTTCCCACCACCACGAAAGGCACAAGCGATGACGACACTCTGGGAGAAGCAGGCACCGGCCCGCATTGCGAAGCCGGAAGTGAAGAAGCCCGCCGCGAAGCCCGCAGCGAAGCCCGCCGCCAAGAAGCCCGCAGCGAAGAAGTAGCCCTGTGGGCAACTATGTGGCCCTCTCGACGCTGAAATCGGCGCTGGGGATAACCGGGTCGACCGACGACGATTTCCTGAACCTCGCTATCGACGCGGCCGAGCAGGGCATCGACGACCTGTGCGGTCGGGTGTTCACCGCCGCCGGGTCGGCATCGGCCCGCACCTACCGGGCGTCGCCGTACCTGGCGGTAACCGACGACATCAGCACCCTCACGGGTCTGGTCGTCAAAACCGACACCGCCGCCGATGGGACGTTCGACACGACCTGGGCGTCGACCGACTACCAGGTCGAACCGCTCAACAACCTCGTCAAAGGCCGCGCCGTGTTCAACCTGCGGGCGGTCGGTGACTACACGTTCCCGGTTTACGGCGACGGTTTGGCATCGTTGGAAGTCACCGCGAACTGGGGGTGGCCGGCTGTGCCCGACGCCGTCAAACAGGCCGCCCTGATGTATTCCAGTCGCCTCTATGGGAGAAAGGCCAGCCCCATGGGCGTCATCGGTGTCGGAGACTTCGGGCCGGTTCGCATCTCGCGGTCCGACCCGGACATCGCGCACCTGCTGATGGATTACCGGCGCCCCGGAATCTCCTAATGGCCGACTATTCGGCGATCCGATCCGGCCTGAAAACCCGGTTGGCGACCAGCTCGACGTTCATCCAGGTCGCCGCGACGGTTCCCGACACGGTGTCGGTGCCAGCTGCGATAGTGCAGCCCGGTTCTCCGGTCGCCGAATACCACCAGGCGTTCAACAACGGCTTAGAGCGGTTCGTGTTCAACATCCTGGTACTGGCGCAGCGTTTCGACGAGGAAGCCAACCAGACGCTCCTCGACGGGTTCCTGTCCGGTTCAGGGTCGATTCGGGCGCTCATCGAGGGCGACGTCACTTTGGGTGGCACCTGTTCGACCTGCCAGGTCGTATCGGCGAACACCTACGGCCTGGTCGACATCAACGACACCCCGTTTCTGGGGTGCGAATACAGCGTGGAGGTCTACGCCTAATGCCGAAGAAAAAGCAGGAATACACGGTGGTGGGCAACCACGCCGTTTTCGGAAATGAACCAGGCTCGACGTTCTCATCCGATATGTCGGACGAGGACGCGCAGCGTCTAATCGACGGCGGCCACCTGGCCGGCGGCAAGCGCCCACAGGAGGGCTAACAACATGGCAGAACTCATCGGCGGCGCAACCGCCACCCTTACCGTCGGCGGTGTGGATCTTTCCGACCACATGACCTCGGCGTCGCTGGAAATCAGCTACGACGACGTCGAAACCACCGCGTTCGGCGACGCGACGCGCACCCGCATCGGCGGCCTGGGCGACGCAACCCTGAACATTTCGTTCAACCAGGACTATGCGGCCTCCGAGGTCGACGCGACCCTGACCGGCCTCGTCGGCACCCTCACGGCGTTCGTGTTCAAGCCGACCAGCGCGTCGGTTGGCGCCACCAACCCGAGCTATTCCGGCTCGGCGCTCGTCACCGCGTACACGCCCATATCAGCCGAAGTCGGGAGCCTCAGCACGCTGAGCGTGTCGTGGCCCGTGTCAGGGACCATCACCCGAGCAACCAGCTAACCAACCGAGGGGAGCATCATGAAAAACTCGATGAAGATCACGCTACGGGTCGCCCACGACGGCGCCGAACGCACCCTGGTGGCCGGCCCGGCCGCCATAGTCGCGTTCGAGCGCCATTGGGGCCTCGGTATCGGGAAAGCCATGTCGGAAGTCCGCGTCGAGCATCTTGCGTGGTTGGCGCATCGGGCGGCGTGGCAGGAAGCCGAAGCCGGCAACGGCCCGGCGGTCAAGCCGTTCGACAAGTGGTTGGATCTGCTGGAGGACATCGAAGCGGTCGGCGACGAGGACGACGACAGCCCTTTGTCCTCGGCTGGGACAGCCTGATCGTCCAAATCGCCGCCCTCAGCGTCCGCACAGGGATTTCGCCCTTAGACCTTGTCCGGTGCCCGCCGGAAATGTTGAACGCGATTGTGCGGGTGTTGGAGTACCAGGCCGACGAAGCAGAGAAAGCGAAAGCGAGGAACCGGCGCTAATGGCACGAAAGCCGTCGAATAACCGCACGATGGTCGGCGCCGAGATGTTCGGCCTCGACGAGTTTCTCCGGGAGCTGCGGTTCGCCCCGGCTGAAACCAAAAAGGCGATAAAGCAGGGCAACAAGGTCATTGCCGACAAAGTCGTCGTCGAAATGAAAAAGAAGGCCCGCGTGATCTGGTCGGCGCAGCAGTACGAAACCATTGTGCCGTCGCTGCGCGCCGTCCAGGGCACCGTTCCGAAAGTCAAGATCGGCGGTGCCCGCAAGGCAGCCGTGTCGAGGCGCAAGAACCGCCCATCTGCCGGCGATTTCGTCATGGGAGCCGAGTTCGGCGGCCGCAACAAGGAAACGACGATGCAGTTCCCGATCAAGCGGCGCGGCGGCTACGTTCTGTTTCCGACGATCAGGCGTCTGAACGGGTTTATTCGGAAGGAATACACCGACAACATCGAGAAGGTACTCAGGAAGGTGGCGGGCTAATGGCATCAACGACCAGAACACTCACCGTCAACCTCGTCGGCCGCGACAAGAACCTGCAGAAGTCGTTCAAGCGGGTTTCCAAAGGCTCACAGCTGATGTCCGACAAGCTGATGCGCGCCACCAGGATGGCCGGCGTCGGGTTCGCCGCCCTGGGCGGTGTTGCGGTCGCCACAGCTGCCGCGCTGAAACCGATGATCGACAAAGCCGCGTCGATGGAGGAATCGCTCAGCAAAAACCGGGTCGTTTTCGGCGAATCAGCCAAAGCGGTCGAAGCGTTCGCTGAAACGTCGCTGCACGCGTTCGGTGTAACGGAACGCGCCGCCCTGGAAGCCACCGGGGTGATCGGAACCCTCGGGTCAGCTATGGGGATGACCGAAGCCGATTCGGCGTCGATGGCTACCACCCTCGTCGGCCTCGCTGGCGACATGTCGTCATTCAATGACGCAACGGTCGAGGAAACCCTGACCGCGATCCAGGCCGGCCTCCGCGGCGAAGCCGAACCGTTGCGCCGCTTCGGTGTCCTGCTCGACGCGGCCACGCTGAAAGCAAAAGCCCTCGAAAAGGGCATCATTACCAGCACGAAGGACGCGCTCACGCCTCAGGCGAAAGCCCTCGCCGCTTACGAAGTCATTCTGGAGCAGACCAACGTCCAGATGGGCGATTTCACCCGCACCGCGGATTCGGCGACGAACCAGTCGAAGCTCCTCGCCGGTGAATGGGACAAGATCCAAACCGAGATCGGTACCGCGCTCCTGCCGGCGTTTACGTCGATTGTGACGCACCTGAACGAAGTGGTTCTGCCCGCTGTTCGCCAGTTCTGGTCGGACCCGTCCTGGCATGAGGGCGGCGTCCTGGCAGGCAAAGTGATCGCCTCCGGTTTCATAACGGAAATAACAGACGCCGTCGGCGGTCTGTCCCAGGACGAAATCGACGACCTCGGGTTGTGGGACTCATGGAAGGCGTCGGCCGAACTCGCGTTTGCGGCGGCAGCTTTCGACGCCGTATGGAAGTTCGTCGGTGGTGTGCAGGAAACCCTTGAATCGGACCCGGTGCAGGAGGCGCTCAAAGCGGCGTTCGAGGGCGCTGGCGCTGCAGGCGCGTTCGATAGGCCGCTCGATCAGCGCGGCGGCGGCGGCGCCCCCACCCCGGCGACCGACGTTTTCAACGCGGTCGCCAACCTCGAAAACGCTGCGGCCGCTATCGAAGCCGCCGCCGCCGCCGCCGCGGCGACGACTGCTGGAGAACCGTTCCCAGGGTTGAGCCAGTCAGAAATCGACGCGATGACGGCTAGCGCGGTAGCTGCGGCAATCGCTACCGCATTGGCCACCACCACCGCCGCCACCGCCGCCGCAGTGACGGCGGG